ATGGCTAATTGCAGTAACTCCAATGAGCGGCTATTTGGTGCAGCCGTCGTGCTCGAGATCGCCGATGGGTGCCCGGACGTAAAACCGCTAGAGTCGGAATGGAAGGCTCTGGCAGCAGGAACATCGAAGGGCTTCGATTTCAGCCCGAATTCGGTAACTTCAGATGCAGATGATGGCGCAGGGTTTGTGGAAACCATCATCACAAACAGTGATTTCACGATTAGCTTTGAGGGCGAGGTTAGAAAAAAAGATAAGCTCGACCAGTATGGCATCGGTAAGTTTATTAGTTATTTTGCTACCGAGCTTAAGGCTAAGCGCCAGCCTGGGGTTTGGATCCGAATGGGTTATGGCCCAATAGAGTTTGTGGGTTATATGAACATTTCGGCACTAAGTTCCGATGGAGGAAGTAACGATATCGTCACGTTCTCTACTGAGTTCAAAGTTGGTGACGCCAGCACCATCGAAGTCAACGAAGTGACGGCAGTGGCAGTGACCGGGGTTACAGTCACTCCATCTACCAGCACCGGCGCGGCAGGCGGTACCAGCACCTTTACGGTGAACATTGCCCCGACTGGCGCAACCAACAAAGGCTTTAGCGTTGCTTCAACCGATCCGACAAAAGCTACTGCCACCGCCTCAGGCAACACTGTTACGGTGAGCCGTGTCGCGGCTGGCTCGGCGCAGATCGTCATCAACACCGAAGATGGCAACTTTGTCGCTACCCACACCGTTACCATCACCTGACGGTTATTACAAAGGGTGGCTGAGGCTGCCCTTGATAATAACCGCTAAACGGAATTGCCCATGACACCACTGAAAGAGATTGGCGAATGTCTTATCACCGCAGGAGACGATGAATATTTTTTCCGCCCTTCGTTTATCAACATGACCCGCATCGGGGAGCCCAGGGAGATTGTGCAGACGTTCTATGACCTGCACCACGATGAAGTGTCTGGTGTGTTGCAGTCGGCACTCGATGCTTATGGGGTTATCCCTGCCTGGCTTATCCAGCACATCAAATCGACAAGCTACGGGCGCAAGGCAATGATGGCAGCCATGACGGTGCTGGCGGCGTGCTGCGACCGGGATGTGACGCCATTAATCGGTGAGATTCGCCCAGCTAAAGCATCAGGTAAGGCGTTCAAAATGCGGCGCGGCGCAATGGATGAGTTCGACATGCTGGCGATCGCGCAATCGCTGATCACGCATGGCATCATCGGAAAGGCTAAAGTGCGTCGGCTTCAGCGTCACGAAAGCAACGAGTCAACATCAGAGTTCAACGCCTTCGAATACATCAGCGCCGCGCGCAATCACTTCGGCATGAGCCGTGAAGAGGCCGAGCAACTCACCATGACCGAGTTTACTCAGCTTCTGGCAGCTAAGTATCCGGACCAGAAAGGCTTCACCCGCGAGGAGTACGACAGTGTGGCTGACGACTTCCTGGCGAAGCAGGCGGCGCGGCGGGCACAGGAATAGACCGAAGCATCAAGGCAGGGTTTTCGTCACCTGACGATTGAGATAAAAATTTCAGCGTTTACCGTTGCGCCTGTGCTATTCCTGGGTAGGATGTTTCACACTTTTACCAATGGGAATAGGGATATGAAGAAGTTCATTTTTGTTGCATGCCTGTCTTTTGCCGCCTCAGCTATTGCAGCTCCGTATAGCATTAACATACCAACTGACCAAAACGCATCTTATACAGTTCTCGATAAAGGGAGTCGAGGTGCTTATAAGACAATTATTACCAAACGAGTTGGATCGTCTGGCACTTCTTATTCTGAAAGGGCATACGATTGCTCCGCTTGGGAGGTCAAATACCTTGGGACTGGTGACAGTATTGAGGCAATGAATTCTTCTGGTGAGGACCCGAACATGTCACCTATAGTTGACCGTTCGATTGCGTATTATGTTGGCAGAGAAGCTTGCAAGTAAGGGGTGGGCGTGTGATTAAAAAAATTTTAATTGCTTCTTTGCTCCTGGCGCTTGCAGGTTGCGATCAAAAGCCTCAAGCCCCGTTTGGATTTGAATGGGGTCAGACTATTGAAAAAACCAAAACTCAGAATTTACGTAAGATGGACGTAAATGATGAGTATAGTTATGTTACTTTTATTCACGCCGATAGCGCACCAGAGCCATCGGCGTACTCTGGAAGGTATTTCCTAGTTTTTAGACCTAAATTCGGTTTAACGAATATTTCGTTTTCAAAAGATGTTGATCAATCAAGTATGCTTTTTGACGAAGGTCAAAGGATTTATAATGATATCGCCGCAAAGCTAGAGAAAAAGTACGGCAAGCCATTAGAAATTCTCGAAAAAATGGATAGAGATGGAACTGAGTTTTACGATTGCCTGAGCAAGGAAGGCTGCGGCCAGTGGGAGCGTAAATATAAAAACAAAGACATGTCAATAATTTTAAAGATGCAACCAGCTGGGATGTTAATTCCTGATTTTGCCAAGGGATCGGTTAATGTGGAATATGAATATTTCACAGATGATATGAGGAAAGAAGATTTTAATTCCTCGCATGATAAGGGAAAAGATAATAACTTTTAAATTTAATTAAATAAAAACCTCGCTCCGGCGGGGTTTTTTTATGCCCGGAGATAAACAATGGCTGGCTCAGTTAGCGCTGGAAGCATCACTTATGAAGTAGATATCGACACCGCCCGCCTCATTCAGGGTCGTCGTGATATTGATGCGGCTCTCAATGGTCTGAATAACGGAATGGGCCGCCTTGAGGCCAGCGTAAACCGCACCGAGCGATCTGTTGCGAATATGGACCGCGCCATGTCCAACTTAAGTGGCGTGGCTCGCGGTCTTCTGGCGGCGTTATCTGTTCAGCAGGTAGCCAGTTATGCCGATGCATGGACCACACTCAATAACAAACTGGCTAACGCTGTACGACCCCAGGAAGAACTTGTGGATGTCACTACGCGGGTGTTCGATATAACGCAGAAAACGCGCAGTAGTCTCGATGCAACTGCAACGCTATATGCTCGCCTGGAACGTGGAACGCGTGAATACAATACTTCAGCGGAAGATCTGGCTAAGCTGACGACCATAATTAACCAGGGCTTTGTGGTTTCTGGTGCGACAGCTCAAGAAGCAGAAAACGCGATTATTCAGTTGTCACAGGGTATCGCATCAGGCGTTCTTCGTGGCGAGGAGTTTAACTCGGTATCTGAGCAGGGCAGCCGACTTATGGTAGCGCTGGCCCAGTCTCTTGGTGTAGGGATTGGCGAACTTCGCGCCATGGCCGCTGAGGGCAAGTTAACCACAGATGTCGTGGTCAACGGATTACTCTCTCAGGGCGATGAGATCGGAAAAGAGTTTGCGAATACGGTCACCACAATCAGCCAGGCAATGCAGACTGCTGGTAACAACATCACCAAGTTCTTCGGCGAAAACTCAACGGTCAAATCCTTCGTTAGCACCTTCAACAATTCGGTAGTGTCAGTCAGTGAAAATATTGAGGGATTGAGTGCGATCCTTGCATCAGTCGCTGTTCTCATGGGGGGGCGGTATGCTGGTGCCCTGGCATTGGCCACAGCAGAGAAAGTTAAAAAGGCCATAGCCAGCAGGGATGAGGCTATCGCTGAAACACAGGCTGCTCAGGCCGCAGCAAACAAAGCAAATGCAGATTTACGGGCTTCAGCAATCGCAAAAGAGCGCGCCCTTGATGAAGTCCGTCTTGCGCAGATGATGAAGGCTACCGCCTTTGATGCCGCCAACCTTGCAGCAGCGGAAGCGCGACTTTCAACGGCCCGTATCGAAGCGGCGACATTAACCGATAACTACAACCGAGCTCTGGCGGCCAACACAATCGCGCAAGACGCGGCTACCGCAGCAGCAAACCGATCTGCTATATCAATTAGAAGCCTTGGGGCAAGGGCTCTTGGGCTTATTGGTGGACCTGTAGGGTTTGCGACCATCGCAGCGACTGCCATTTTCTATTTCTCACAGAAAGCAAAAGAGGCTCGGGATGATGCCAACAGGCTAGCCGACAGCGTCAATGAACTTGGTGCTAAATTCCAGAGCATGTCGCATGTCGAGCTGGCGGCTACGCTGGGGAAATTGAGCGGCAACTTGCCAGAGCTAAGCGATGCTGTTTCTGATGCGCAAAAAGCTTTCGACAAAGCCACAGCATCGGTCCAATTCCATCAGAGGGAAATTGAGAAATACGGTACAAACACCACAAGGGGGCGTCAGGCTGCTGACGCTCTTGGCGGGGCGCAAGATCGCCTGGCTATAGCCACAGGAAATCTTGACGATGCCAGCCGCAGGTATAGCCAAACTTTAAGCGCTATTAATATAGGCAGGGCCATGCTAAGCGGTGAATTCCGACAGGGAATTGATCTCCTGAGGCGTGACGGTCAAGAAGCTGGAATTGCGGCTGGAATGATGAGGCAACTGGGTCAGGCTATTAATTTCGCATCAGGAGAAAAGCAAAGGTTCAACTCAACAAGTCTTATTGTTGAGCGCCCTAAAAACATTCAGGAATATCTTGATAAGCAACTACAGCAAATTGATCTTCAAAATGAATTTAATGACAGGAAGCGGGCTCAGTTAAAAGCAGAGCAGGAAATACGTGCCCTAGGTGGAAGTGACGCCGATATCAGAATGGCGCGGGAGAGAGCAGGTACTGAGTTTGATGCAGAGCAAGCTACTGCTAAGCGCAGGAAAGAGCAGCAAAAAGCAGAGCAGCAGAGTAAGCGATCTGCAACAGCCGCAGAATCAGACGCCCAGAAGCTTCAGAAACTGAAAGAGGCATCTGAACTAACAGCTGACTCCTCGGAGCGATTGAGCCGAGCTCAGGCAATCCTCAATGCACAGAACTCCCTCAGCAAAAGTGCCAGTCCTGAAATGATAAAGCAGGCTGGTGAATATGCTGCGAAGAAGTGGGATACAGCGAACGCCATTAAAGCTCAGGCGGCAGCTGAGAAGCTACTCCCCGAAGCGCGGGAGAATGCAAGTTATCAGGAGGATGTCCGTGATCTGGAAACTGCGTTATCTGCTAAGAAAATAAGCCAGGAGCAGTACAACGAAACTATTGAACGCCTAGAAGCACAGCATCAATCAAACCTAGCGAAGATAAGATCTGACCAGTCGGTTTCGCCCCAAATGGATGCAGCAGGAACGGTTGACCCTATCCAGCAACTAGCTAACGAGCACACGCGAAAACTTGAACTCATCAAGCAGTTCGAAGCCAATAAAACCATTACTGAGGAGCAGGCTATCGCATTGCGCAATGCTGCAAATACGCAGTATGAAAAACAGCGCGTTGAGGCGGGGTGGGAGATATACCGAAACCAAAGCTTAGCAAACGAGGCGGCCGCGGCTGCGTTTGATGGTTTCGCCAACAGCGCCAGTAACGCTCTAACCGGCATAATAACTGGCAGCATGGATGCGTCTGAGGCGCTTCGCTCTATTGGGAATACCGTGCTCAACGAAGTGATCAACACATTCGTTCAGATGGGTATTCAGCAGGCAAAATCCGCAATCATGGGCGGCGCCATCCAGGAGGGCGCTATCGCGTCCGTTACTGCTGCGCAAGTTGGCTCCCTTGCCACTACGACATCTGCCAGCACAGCATCAGCAGCAACCACCACGGCAGCATGGACCCCGGCGGCACTGGTAGCCTCTATCGGTTCGTTTGGCGGTGCTGCGGCTATTGGCCTGGGCGCTCTGGTGGCCGCGCTTGCGGTAGGAAAGGGATTATCTGGCAAGCGCAAGAACGGCGGACCGGTATCTGCCGGGAGCATGTACCAGGTTGGCGAAGGGGGGATGCCTGAAATCTACCGCGCCAGCACAGGAAGGCAATACATGATCCCCGGCGATAACGGCAGTGTGATCAGCAATAAGGAGATTACTGGTGGCGGCGGGAGCGGTGGCGTTGTTGTGAACATCAATAACTATACCCCTGCCAATGTCCAGACCAACAGCCGGGATGAGGGTGGCATGCAATACGTCGATATTTTTATTCAGGATATGGACAGAGGCGGCCCAATGTCCTCAGCCATGCAGTCTACTTTTGGGCTCAGCCGCAACGCTAACGGAGATTATTGATGGCAGACGTTAAATACCCGCCTTACCTGCCGCTCCCGCAGCGTGCCAACATGAACATGACTCAGGATACAAGCTTCCGGCAAAGCAATCCGGCGGTTGGTCCTGCGGTGTTCACGCCGATCACCACTGACCTGAAAACGACCTGGTCACTGACGTGGATTTTTACACTCCAGCAGGCCGAGCGGTTTAAGTCATGGCTGCGGCACCCTGATTACGGCAACCGGGGCCAGGCGTGGTTTGATATCCCCATTGACCTTGGCGATAACCAGGGAGTGCAGGTTCAGGAAGTCCATTTCATTACGATGCCGGTACAGACCAGCAAAAACGGCCAGACCGTTACCTGGACTGCCAATATCATCTGTAACGAGATGAACGACGCCACTGAAACTTACGACGAGTGGATCATCAACGCGCCGCCTGGTGTTGGTTACTGGTACGACTTAATCGTTACGGAGATACTGCCAGATGCCCAGCCTTAGAGAGTGGAAAGAGCGCCGGCCAGCGTCAGACCTGAAGCAGACTGTTGTCTTTTCACATTCTGCATTCGGAACAGAGCGACTGGTCAACAACCTGTTTCAGCCTGCCACATTTGGCGGAGACACATACCAGCCAACCCGGTTTGACTTCACTGAGCCTGCGCAGGATGGGACCACAACCCTTAACGCAACAATCACCTTTGCCGCTTTGTCTCAGGACATCAAACAGCGGCTGAAGCTGTGGCGTGGCGCGACGCGAATGGAGCCGATCCTGTTCCGGTATGATATCTGGGAAAATATCGGGGACTTAACTCCGCTGAAAACCTACTCGATGTACGTCAGGGACGTTGCAGCAGCGGCAGAGAACGTTTCTGTAACCGTCGGCATGACAAACCCACTGAGCGTTGCAACGCCCATCATATACACCGTCAATGAATATCCCGGCCTGAGCAATATCTGATGACTAGAGAAGAATTTATTCGGCGGGTTAATGGCCTGCCGTGGGCTGATCGCGCCTGTAGCTTTGAGGCTGTCGACTGTTGGGGGCTGGTTGTCCTGTATTACAGGCACGTGGCCGGAATGGAGTTACACCAGACGCCAGGCTACGAGGCCGGCCATGATTTCATCACATGCTACGAAGGCGACAGGTTTTTCTGGCAGCCTGGCGCGCGTAATGAAGGGAATATTGCTGTGTTCTACCGCGGAGCGCACCCTGATCATGTCGGCGTTGTAATTGACGGCAACAGCTGCCTGCACTCGCGAGGAGAGGGGGAGGGTGTGCGCATTGACCCGCTACCCGTCCTTGAAAGGGCATTCACGAAAACGGAGTTCCTCCAGTATGGCGACATATGAGATACAGCGCCTGCCAGGCGCGCCAAAGCAGCGTGGCGTTATCCAGCCAGGACAACGCATGCTTGAATGGCTTGATGGTCAAAAATTGCATAACTCCGTGTTGATTACGTTGAACGGTAAACTTCTTGATGATGATTTCGATATTGGATATCGGTTTAAAGCTGGCGATCATCTTGCGGTTTTCGACCAGCCTCAAAAAATGGGCGGTATTAAAGACCTGATCAAGCTATCAGCGCCGTGGGAGGCCATCAACCCGATCAGACTGACTAAGAAGGGCATGGCGGCGTTACAGAAAACGCTGGTTGGCGACATTAAAAAAACGCCTTCTGTCGCTACCGGTGAGTCACCAAATAACGACCTGACCGGTCAGACAAACGTTGCTCGCCTGTATAAAGGGAGGCCAAATATTTACGGGCAGATCAGGGCATATCCTGATCTGATTCAGGAATCACTTTTTGAGTTCATTGATAACAAAAAATACATCACTGAGTTCATGGAGATTGGTTATGGAAAATATGACATCTCATCAGTTCGTTATTCTGAATCTTCATTACTGGCAATGGACGGAGCCAGTTATCAGGTTTATCAGCCCGGTGATGTAATCGGAACGATCAATGAGGGTTATGCTTTCGATGATGTTGATGGTCAGGAATTGCCCGGGCTTAATGAAGGGACCGGCGTAATTAAACACCAGGCAACGGCGTGGGGGATAGTCAGTGGCTCATACGCTGGCGGACAAATTTCAGTGAAAATTAACAAGAACGCTGATTTTGATTACTTCTTCAGTGCTGTTAAGCCTCTACCTGTCACATTTGTCATTAATGTTTCCTACGCCACAACAACAGGAAATGTTACGAAGGATATCTCAGTAAACGGAAGCCTGGTTCAGGCGATTTTAACGAATGATGGCGCACCCGTTAACCCGGCACAGTTTTACACGTTCGTATTTAATGACATGTCTGGCTCTGACATTATGGAGATCCCGGCCAATGCCACAATTAATACAACCGTGTTGCAAATAACCGAGTTCGAAAGCACTGTTATTGGGCCGTTCTTCTCTGCAGTGGAATCTCAATATTTGTGGTTTCACCTTTCGGGTAGCCAGGGTGGAAAAAAGGATGGCCCCGTCACGATAAAATGGTGGAAGGTTGACGATGATAACAACATCGTTCCAGGCACTGAGCAGTTTCTTGCGGTAAATATAAGAAACAATTCAGGTGATCAGGATTACGTTTACTACACATTTAAAGTTCAGCCATCATCTGGTAAAGCAAGGTACGCATTCAGCGTACAAAGAACCAATAACTCAAGTAACAGCTCTCAGCTTTACGTACTTGCCGCCCATGCAATTAACGTACGTACTGGAGTTTATTATCCAGACGACACACTGGTTAAAGTCACTGTACGGGAAACAGAAAACGCATCTGGCATTAAAGACCGTAAATACAACCTCCTGGCAACCAGACTGGTTATTTCATGGGACAGGACCACTCAGCAGATTGATTATACACTGAGAGCCTCTCGTTCCTTTGCTGATGCAGTATTGCACGAATGGGTTATGGTTTCTGGTCAGGATGCAGGTCGTCTTGATTTACCGGCGCTTTATGCCATCTCGGATTCGCTTTCTGACCAGCGGCTTGGTTACTTCGACCATACATTTTCCGATGCCAAACAATCCCTGGGTGAACGTATCCAGATAATTTGCAACTCCGCGCGCGTCGACATTAACTGGATTGGCGATGTGCTGACCTTCTGGCGAGACGAGGAGGTGGATTACCCGGTTGCGATATTTGGTCGCAGCAATATGTTCTGGGAAGAGTTCAAAATTGGTTACTCAATGAGTCTGCCAAATGGATATGACGGTGTTACTCTCGATTATACAGACCCGCGAACCAACGATAAGGCCTATATCTGGCTTTCAGTAACACCTGGTGGAATATCAGAGACTATTGGCTCGACGCCTAATGCCATGACGATAAGCCTGTCAGGCTGTCGTAATGAGTTCCAGGCCAGAAACCGTGCATACCTTGAGGCTAACAGGCTAATTAACTCGCGTACCAGCATGACCGTTAAGGTGTTCGAGACCACTCAGGTTGTGCGCGGGGCAGTTGTGCAGTGTCCGGATATGTATGATAACGACCAGCAGACAGGATACCTAAAAGGGAGAATCGATAACGTATTTATTACGTCCGAGGAGATTAAATTCTATGGTGATATGTGGGCTGTTATTACTGACAGTCTGGGGAATTATCACGGAAGGTACAGAGCGTATCCTGTGAACGATAATTCCCGCGCATTCATTGCTGACGCTGAGTGGTTCGATGTCAATATATATGACGGCAGGACGGTTCAGACACCATCGCGGTATTACATTGCAAGTTCATCAGAATTAAATTCAACATTGTGGAGAGTTGAATCATCAAAGCCAAATGGCGATGACACTCAGACGCTCTCGCTTGTGGAATATTCCTCAGAAATATATCTGAACGACTAACCATTAATTAAACAATTTCCTTCGGGTATATCCCGAGGGTTTCTTATGCACATAAGAGAATGCCATGGCCGATAAATATCTAAACATTCCTGTACCAACACCAACTCAAAAACCCGTTCCCAGTTCAGATATCAGGGATCACGTTTTCGGTGGTGCGAAAATAGATGAATTCGTTACTTCACTTCAAAAAACATATACCGACAGATTCGGTCAGCCCCATTTCACAATAGAAGGGTTGCGGTGGGTTGCTCAGCAGGCTATTGCCAGCTTCGGCTATATTCTCGTCGATTCATTTCAGGCGGGGGCAACATTGTCTCTTCCTAATCAGGTGCTGCGTAACACTGCAAACGGAGAGTATTACCGCTGGGATGGTCCGCTGCCGAAAACCGTTCCTGCTGGCTCAACGCCACAGACCACAGGCGGGATCGGAGCAGGGGCATGGCTGGGGGTGGGGAGCGCGGTGCTGTCAAGCGCACAGGACGGCGCAGGCGATGAACTGGTGGCGGTTAAACAGCCTTTTCCTGGTTCTGTTCCCGGCACCGTTCACAACAAGATGAAGCAGATCGTATCACTGCGTGATTTTGGTTCTACAGGTGATGGCGTGACGGATTCTCTCGCGAGCGTAAATGCTGCGATTGCATCGTTCGGGTATAGCGGGAATGGCCAGGTTTATGTTGATGAGGGTATGCATGTAGTAAGTGCAGAGCCGACAAATCCGTATGGGGTTGAGTTTATTGGTCCTGGCATGATCGGGATACCAGATAATTTCGGCGGCCATCATCGTATCAACTCCTATGCGGATAAGCACAAAATCTGTATCGGCAAGGAGTACCCATTTTCGTTTTACAATGCGATGCGCACCGACCCGGCAACCCCAGCCGGGAAGTTGAATTGTATTCTCGCGGGCGACAGCACAATGCACGGGGGTAACGGCGAGCCAATCGAGTATCAGCCTGATGTGTTAATGACTCGGCTATTTCGCCGCAGCGGACTTCCTAATATGGGAATAATTAACCGCGCAGTTCCAAGTACCTCATGGAAAGACATGGACATCCTGGCTGACCTGGGCGCTCAAACTCGACTGCTAATCATCAAATATGGCGTTAATGACGGTTATGGCCCAAAAGAAACCCGGCACCAGGCTTTTCAGGCGGCGATGAACGCGAAATTAGCGGAGGTGCGGGCTCATCCATGGGGTGGATTTAAATCGCTATCAATTGTGATTATGGGTCCAAATGCTACTAACGACCCTGAATATTACCGTGATGAGGAATGGTACGAAAGCATCAGGGGTATTCATGTTGCTGCGGCACGTAAATATGGTTGTATCTATTTCGACAGCTACGGAATGATGCCAGATTCTCGTAGAGCGGCCGGGAATGACATGGATCAGCCATGGCCATCAACGAAGCCAGGCGTGGCTGTTCATCCGCTGGCTGAGCGAAATGCCTGGATGTATGGTCAATTGTTTAACGAGATCTTCAGCGCTCCTATGCTGATGAACTTTTGTCTTAATACATGGCAGATTATACCGTTACATGTTGAATCCATTACGCCTACAACACTGCCAACTGCTAATGAATTTTCGTGTAGTGAGAACTGGCACCAGGTGAACGTTGCAAACGGATGGCCTGTCTCAGGGCTATGCAACACTCAGCGGCATGCGGACGGGCTTATCGCTCAAACTGTCTTTGACCAGGCATCAAGCCGCATAATCCACCGTAGCTCCCCAATTGGGGCGACGACATGGAATGCAATGACAGGAGTTCCGGTTGCGGTTGTCCTTGGCAATAGCTGGGTAGCAGCTGGGGCAAATTACAATTCTCCAGCCGTCATTACCACGCTGGACGGTACGGCAACACTGCGCGGCGCAATCCGGTCTGGAGTGACCGCGCCCGGGACAGCTATGTTCACTATCCCTGCCGGATTTCGACCGCTAAGGACCAGTCGTCACGTTGTCCCAACTGGCGTGGGCGTTGCTACTGCCATAATTGAACTTACGCCGAACGGCCAGGGAACGATTGTCGGCGGAGCGGATAATGCGCTGCTTTTTCTTGAGGGCATAACCTTCGCAGTGTAGATAATTAATAGGCATCCCCACGTTGATCTCCCTCCGGTTAAAAACTACTGTATGTGTATACAGTATTAATCGGAGGAGGTCATCATGAGCGGTTTCCCGTCCCCAGCCAAGGATTATGTTGAAACACGGTTATCAGTCGCATCGATATGCAACATTGACGCTAACTGTCTCGTCATTGAGACGTCGCGCGGTTATGCGGTGGTAGATAAGTCAATGCGGCCAAAACGGGGAGAGTACTGCCTGATTAACTGGCTGGGCCGTAACTATTTCGCGCGGCCAATGGGGCTGGCGCTCATTACGGAAGATGGCGAGGCGATCGAAGGTGACGCGCTGGATGATGTGACGGTGGTGGGCGTGGTGACGTGGCTGGTCAACCGGACGCGGGATGATGATGCGCCGGTGATGTGA